TAGAATCGTGGGTATTGGGGATAAGCCCGGAGGTATTCAGAAACAAATTGACCGTTATGCGCATGACCTGTATATGCAATATGATAGTGCCGTAAATAATACAATGGCCGTTGAGCTTGATATGAACTCATTTGTTTATCAGGCAGGAATAATAGAAACTACGCGGGACTTTTGCGCTGCTCATGATAGTAAGGTCTGGACACGTGACGAAGCTGCTGAATGGGTCAACTGGACACCTTCGCAAGGCGACTATCCTGCGGGGTATGTTATTAAGCAGAAAGACCCTGATGAAGTGCCGAGTTATATCAATTATCCGGGTTACGCACCTTTGATTGACAGAGGTGGTTTTCGTTGTCGACATAGGATTGCATGGATACCTGACGAACTTGCTGAAATATACCGTGCTAAAGAGGCTAAAAAATAAATTTAATTTGTTAATAATTATTTGTTAATTTTGTAAAAACAATTTTGAAATAGGGAAATTAATACAATAACAATATGAAAATTAGCAAAGACGAAAACGGAGCATTAATTCTTGATGGGGAAAATCGAACTATTTTATTTACTACCCCGGATAATGGAGGGTTGAAATATGATGATTTAAAACCAGATGGTATAAGTCAGATAAAAAATTTCATAATTTATCATACAGAAAATGGTGAAGTTGATAAAATGAAAATGGTGACTGAATATTTAAGTTCATTTAACAGATTATAAAATGGAGAAAATAGAAAAAATTGAATGTCTCGTGAAGGGAAAGATACTCAAACTCTCGCCCGAAGCATTTAAATTAGCCGAAGGATATTTCGGTGCTGTACGAACATCGGAAATAAAAGCTAATAAACCTATTGAACTTTCAAAGCCTCTTTTGATACCGCGCAAACCTGAGTTATCACAGCCGATTGAACTTCCAGTTATCAAACCCGGTAAGAGCGAAGTAACTGCACCGGAGGTTGTCGAACCGGTTGTCAATAACATTCCTAAAAGGAAAGCACCTGCAAAAAAGACAGTTAAAAAGGCAGAGAAATGAATTACGAATTAATTTCAAAAAAAACAGGAGATACTCATTATGCTGATGACGAAGTTTGGCAGCAAATAGTAGAACTTAAACTTACACGTAATTATATCAGAAAGAAAATTGAATCGTTTAAGTTACCGACAATAAACAAACAAATTCTAAAACCCGTTATAGAAAAAGCTGAAAAGCCTAAATCAAAAACAAAGAAATGACTGATACTGAAAAAACAAAATTAAATGGGTTTCTTTCCAAAACCTTAAAGATGGAAGCCGAGGACATGGCCAGCCTTTATAATGAAGCCGGGGAGCTTGTCTCCTTAACCGCAGCCGAAAAAGCAGATACCGCAAGAGTTGCAAAACTTAAAGAGGATAATGACAGCCAATATAAGCGAGGCCAGAAAGAAGTGGCAAGCAAACTGGAGGCAAAGCTGAAGGATAAGTATGACATTGAGTCCGATTTAGTGGGTGTTGAACTTGTTGACTTTATTCTTGGTGAAGAAGTTAAAAAGGTAAAAGGAAACGGAGAGGATATTTCCGCTCATCCCGAATACGTTAAACTCAAACTCGAAAATGATAAGGCTCTAAAGGCTAAAGACAAGGAATGGCAAAAGAAACTTGACGATCTTGAAGTTACTCATACAAAGCAACTCATTTTCTCAAAGGTCAAAGACCGTGCTTTTGCTGAACTCGATAACCTCAGACCTATTCTCCCGACAGACAGCCGCAAAGCTCAGAAGTGGAGAGAAAAATTCATTGATGAGTTTAAGAACTTTGAATACCAGGAACAGGACGGAAAATTCATCATCATAAAAGACGGCAAACCTTTACAGGATAGTCACGGATATACAAAGAGCTTTGAGGATCACGTTAAAGAAACGGCCTCGGACTTCTTTGAATTCCAGACTGCCGAGCAACGTTCATCTGCTGGGAATAAACCAGTAGAAGGCAAACCGGGTGAAGTCGTCGTGAAGGATGAGAAGGATTACGTTGAAAAGACAAGACAAGCAAAGACCCCGCAGGAGAGAATTGAATTACTAAATGCTTACGAAAAATTAACTAAAAAATGAGTGAAATTGGACACATAGACTGCGGATACCTTGCGACAATTCAGGCTAAACAGGAAAGGATATGGACTGATCCTATTCAGAACATAGACCTCATCGCTGATGTAGAGGCTGCAAAGGCTGTACTTGAAAATCAACAGGTAAACTTTACTGAGATACTCGGTAAAAAGAAACGAACAATGAGCGTTGAGTGGCAAACAAAATGCGATGTTACTACTGAGGCGTGTACTGACGATTGCGATATCACAGGTGAAGATATCGAACCGGAATGCAAAGAATACGAGATCGAATGCTTGCGTGAAAGTAAGTTCCAGGTCTCTGACCGTGTTTACCGTGAACGTACTATCGAGGCAACCAATGCTATTGCAAAAAATATGCTTTACGCTAAAAAGGCACTTGATGAGTGGCTCGCTGCTTACATAGTCACGGGCTTAGTTGCTGCCGGAGGTACGAATGCTTACGCGGGAGGTATAGGTCATGTTGACGTTGCTGAAACGCATATCGTTGCAAATTTCTGGGATGACAATATCTGGAGTTATTTCAACCTTGTGAATGCTTACAATAAATTTAAATCGCCGTATTTACTGACGGGTGTAAACCTTCATCAGTATTTATTTAACCGTATGCACGAGTCGATGACCGAAGCCGGTAAGGCCGCAATGTCAAAGATCGGAACCATCCGGAAGATTTATCAGGATATTGTGAACGTCGAAGCTATTGCCGCAGGTTATACTTTTCTTATTCATAAGACTGCTGTTGCTTTCCTGAATAAGGCATGGAACCCGCTCGGTGCTGTCAATGCCGATAATAAGGCCGGTAATTACTGGCTGTGGTCAGAACCTTCAATGAACATTCCGGGTATCTATTATGATATCGTGATGAAAGAAACCTGCTCGGACAATGATTTTGTTCAGGCTTACAAGGTTCAGCTTCATGGACTGTTCGCTGAAAATCCTTATCCTTGCGATGAGACTAACACCGGGGTACTTTCCTTTGTATGCGGCGGTGCGTAATTAGTATAAACATAACATTATCAAAAACATTAAGACATCCATTAAATGTAAATTAATAAAATGTTATGTTTATTTAATTGATAGAGGATAGTCTTAAATTTGACTATCCTTTATTTTTAAAATATCAATTAAAATGATCAGAATTGATTTACTTGATAAGTGTAATTGCGGTCAGAAGCGGAGAGTAGTTGTGCCTCCGCCTGTATCGACACGAGGACATATTAGGAGACCACCAAGAACAAAATAAAATGAAACAAAATGTCAACTTTACCTGAATGTTTTGAAACGGTTGTAGGCTTCGCCCGCGAAGAGTGTGCTTGTGTTTCTGATTGGGATGCTGATTATGGTATCTCTGACAGTGGCCTTTTCATAAGTGAGTTGCAAGGCATGAGCCTTCGCATTCTTGACAGTCTCGGAGGCTGCCCGTTCATTTGGGAGAAAATGATCAATGCCCGGACGAATGCTATAAACGCATTTAAGACTGACATTATGATCGAAATTTTGAAGTATAAAGAACCGATCAGAGGTCGCTTTACTGGTGACATAGGTTATAAACAATTCACAAAGTTAGTCGGGAGTACACATGATTATTACGGTCTGAGGATGTATTCAGATGTTCGCGGAGGGACTTTCACTTTGAGAAGTATTACAGTTATTCTTAATTCAACCGAAGCGTTTAATCTCGAAATCTATGATGAATATGATCTGCTTTATACTATTCCTATTTCGTCCGAGGCTAACAGACCGAAAACGACAACGATAACACCGATTGAATTTACGCTTGACAGAAATTATTATTTTCTTTATAATCCTGCCGGTACACCTTATGCAAATAAACTCACTTGTGGATGTGGAACATATCGCTGGTGTTTCTGCACTGATCAACCTTGTTATAAACCTTCGCGTGATAAATGGACTGAGTGGTCAATGATTGGTGGTGTTTCAGGGGATGACCTGACTGACAGAGATGATTGGGGATGTTCACAAGTTGCAAACGGGTTAGTTCTGCATGGGAATTTTACTTGTTCAATGCTTAATGCTCTTTGTAATGAAGATACGGATTTCGTGAACAATGAAATTGACGTAGCAATGGCATGGGCAATTCTCTATAAGGCCGGGGAGTTTCTGACTAACTATGTAATGGATTCGGGTGAGGTATCACGTTATACACTTCTGGGGACTGAGGCATTAAACACAAACAGGATCTTCTATAATGCTAATTATGCGAAAATGGTTGATTTCATTGCACGGAGTTGGGACGATGACCGTGATGACTGTTTGCGTTGCCGTCCTCCAATGGGTATGGGTAAAAGACTGCATTTGATATGAGCGGTGAAGAGTTTATTGTGCGTTTTGTAAGGGTAGGCAAAGACCTGACGGAGTTTGATAAGATCATGCCGAAAATAGGGGCTTCGGCTAATGCTATGATTTATACGCGAATTTATCAAACAGGAATAAACGCACAAAACGAACCTCTCAGAGATTATAAGGATAAATACAAAAAGAAAAAAGAAAAGGCGGGACATTACCGGGGACTTGTTGATTTAACCTACTCCGGACGGCTATGGAGCAATATTAAGACTCCGGTAGTAAAGAGTACCGACGCAGAGCATAAAGAGGGTGTAGTGATCGTAGGGGCTTCAGGGGACGAGTATAGAAAGATACTCACCGGACTGACCGACGGTAACGGGCGAGGACTGGAGGGGCGCGGTGACATACTCGACCTGAACAAAGAAGAAATAGGTATCATTCAAGACATGACCGATAAATGGGTTTCGGAGTTAGTTAATGCAAACGGATTATGAACAACAAAATAGCAAACGTAATTGTTGATTATATCAAAGACCTTACGTGGATCGAGAAACTTGCAGGACTAACTCAAGTTGTAAAAATCAGCCAGAACGGAGTTGAAAAACGTTATCCGGTAAGTTGTGCTATGGCTTTTGATAATGCTTGTGTCGAGGGGTGTTATGATGAACTTGCACCTAATTCAGCTTATAAGTCGGTTGTTTATTTTGAGGATGGAGGGTTTAATTTCGTCAAACAGGAACGCAATAAACTCTATTACGATAGCACACTTCGACTGATCGCATGGCTGAATTATAATAAACTCGGTGGAGGTTGCGGCTCAACAGGGAACTATATTATTGATATTATCAGTGCCATGCCTTCGCACCCGGTCAATATAGAGGATTTATTAGGTGCGAATTTTAGAGTTGTATCTCAGGCTATACGTTCAGAGGATATATTTAGTAAATATACCTATAATGTGTACGCAACTCAATATTTAATGTTACCATTTGACTTCTTTAGCCTGGAGATTAAAACGAGTTTCTATATTATTCCTGAATGTGTTGAAGATACGGAAGGGTGTGAAGAATGTTAGTAGAGATGCTTTCAATCGCGGTCGTGGTTTATGTGTTTGTCATTTTGACCTCACCGGGAATGATATTTTACTTTTGGTACAAATTAATCGACAAAATAAAGTATGATTGGCTCTTTAAACCACTGGGTGGCTGTAATCTTTGTACTGCGGGACAGGCGTCACTTTGGTTTTATCTGATTAAATACTTTCATTCTTATAACTTCCTTGAGCATATAGTTTTTATCTCAGGAACGATTTTAATAGTAATGATACTTGACAAACTTATAGATTATGAAGTTGACGACAATTGATTTTAAGAATAAACAATTTGAATGCGGAGGACGAACCTTTTTTATTCAGGACAGTCTTTCGTTTAACCGTTACCGTGAACTGCAAAGGATAAGTATTGAGTTCGGGTTTTCAACAACTTTTATAGACCTTTTTAAAGAAGTCAAGAAAGCCTATGATTTTGTTCAGACTAATAAGAATTGGGGCGACTTAGCTGTTACACTTTACAACGTAATTGCAGGAGTGTCAAATTTGGATGAAAAGGATGCCCCGGCACTCAGACTTTGCGCGTTGTTTATCAATGAAGCCGATGAAGATGTGACAATTTATGATGAATTGAAAATCAAAGATAAAATAAACTGTTGGAGCAAGGAGCTTGATATAAGCCCTTTCTTCAACATGGCAGTCAACTTAGTCAACGGTTGGATGCCAGCCTACAAAGTCACTTCCCAAAGTATTTTAAACAAGGCGAGCGAACCGGCACACGAAACATCTATAAAGAGTTAGTAGAAAATGAAAGATATTGGAACGATCTGCTTTTTTCAGTTACCTCCGGTGAGGCTTCGGAGATTGATCGGCTATGTCGTTTCGATGTATTTGACTTTTTTTTCTTTCTCACAAATACAGAAAAGAAAATAAAAGATGGCAACAATAGACTTAAAAATCATCGCAGATAGTTCCGATGCAGTTCAGGAAATCAATAAAGTTACTGAGGCTTCAAAGACTATGCAGCGAACCGTTCAGGAGGGTGAGAAACGCCAAAAGGGACTTATTGAAGATACTATTGATGCTCTGAAAAAATATGAAGCAGCCCGTAATAAGGCAATGACAACACAAGGAATTGAATATTATAATAAAAAAATTGCAGAAGGGAAACAAGAATTAAAAAAATATGAAGAAGCAGGTGTTAGTGTAGCATCAGCACAGAAAAAAATAGCATCGGCGACGGATTCGCTTTGGAAATCATTTATAAGAGTATTGGCGCCTATTATCACAGTTACGGCTGCATTTAGAATACTTAAAGATATATTAAATACTACTCAGGCTTCTGGCGATAAATTAAAAGAAGTTTTTGGTGGACTAAAGACCTCACTTGATACATTTTTTCGTGCTGTTGCTACGGGAAATTTTAAAGACCTAAAAGATAGAATAAAAGACGCTGGCGATGCAGGTAAGAAATATGTAGAAGCAATGGATAATGTTGGCAATAGAGAACGCGAATTATCTATTATTGAAACTAAAAGAAAAGGCGAGATGGTTGAACTTGCTAAAATCTATCGTAATACCGGATTAAAAGGTAAAGAGGGTTATGAAATGCGAGAAAAAGCAGCAAAACAATATATTGATCTCGCAATGCAGGGAGAAGCAGATTCTATTGAATTATTAAAAATGAGATTAGATGCAGAGTTAATTCTTGCACGTGAACAGGCTGGATTTACGCAGGAATATAAAAATGCAAGTGAGGCGAGAAAAAATGCAATAAATGAAGAAATATTATCTAATCTTACTTTACAAACATCTTTTGAAGAACATAAAACAGAATTAGATACAATAGCACAGGCATATAAAAATATTGATAATATTGCTGGCGGAACATTTGGAAATGAAGAGCATTTATCTGAAAATCTTAAAGTTGCATTAAAATCAAATCGGGAAGAAATCGCAAAACAATCTCCTGAAATGATGAAACTTTATGGTCAGTATGTAAAATGGGGCAATATAACAGATGATACAAGGCAACGTATTACAGATGCTTTAAATGCAATAGGGCAAAAGCACAACGAAGTTGCAGCCGGTACAATCCGTGCTAATACAATGGCTGAACTATCCGGGGTGCAATTAGCAAAAGAGGAAGAGAAAATATTTGATGAACGTCAAAAGAAATTTGAGGAATTTATAAAGGCTATCGTAGAACTTGAAGATGAATATGACAAATCTCAAATTGATAAACTTGAAGGGAATGCGCGTTTTGCTGCTGAACGTGATTATCAGTTAAAACAGATCAAAGCATTAAAAACGCATCTCGAAAGTCTCGGTACACTTACTGAGGAGCATTATAAATGGATTGCATCACTTGAGGAAAATGTTAATATTGAATTTTTAAAGAAATCAGCAGATTATGATCAGAAGGCTTATGATGAGATGGTCAAGCACGGAGATAATGTCCGTGAACTTGATCGGCAGTTGCAGGAAGAGGCACTCGATTTAATTACTGATAATGAAGAAGAAAAGTTAAAATTAAAAATAAAATTTGCTGAAGAAGATATCAAATTATTAGAGGTAACGGGAGATCTATATTCTCAGGAAGAAATAAGGATATTAAAACAGCGCATTGAAATATGGAAGAAAGAAATAGAAAAGAATAAAGAGGGTTTTGATTTCTGGAAGTTAATAGGTATAACTGACCCTGAGCAGCAGGGTAAACTTAAAGAAGATATAAGTATTGCGATAGACAATATCACAGGAATGCTCGATCAGATGTATTCCGCAAGAGTTGATGATGCACAAAGAAACAGAGAGTTAATTGATGATCAGATAGGATATACAACTGATGCTTTAAATGCTGAGATTGAACTTGCAAAGGCCGGTTATGCAAATAATGTCGATGCCAAACGTAAGGAACTTGCTGAACTTGAAAAGCAGAGAAAAGATGCTATTAAAAAAGAAGAAGATGCTTTAAAAGCACAACAGAAAATTGAAAGTGCATATCAGTCAATGAGTTTAGTTTCTGCTACGGCAGGTATTCTTAAAGGATATTCTGATTTGCCTGTTATCGGTCAGATATTGGCTATTGCTGCAATTGCTTCGATGTTTGCCGCGTTTGCTTCGGCAAAAGTACAAGCTGCTAAAGCCGCTAAACTTGCCGAGGGTGGCGTAGGTACTGAGACAGGAATAATCGCAGGTAAATCTCATCAGCAGGGCGGAGAAAGGTTTTTGGATCATGTCGAGGTCGAACGTGGCGAGATGTGGGGTGTACTTTCAAAATCAGCATCAGCAAAACACGGTAGGGAATTTGCTCAAATAGTTACATCTTTTAATAAGGATAACCTGATAATTGAACGCCAGGATGCACCAACAAATAATATACTTGTCGATGTCAATCAGACAAATTCAAGACTTGACAAAGTTGAATATCAACTGATAAAATTAAATCGGCATTTTGGTAACAGGAAAGAGGTACATGAAACCTCTGATGTTCGCATTGAAAAGATCGGTAACAAGACAAGGATAATCCGCAAATGAATTATAGATATTATCTGACTATATTATCATCAAGAGTTGAATGCTTCCCGCTTAATTTCTTAAAAACCTCTTTGGTTGATAAGAAAGGCGAGGGTCAAATGTTTTATCGCCGTACCTTCAATGGAACTCTGAGATTTTACTGTAATACAAAAACAGGCACAACTGACTTTGAACTTTTATATCTTATTGAACAGGTCGATAATTGTACTGATTTGATTTTCGAGGTTGAACAAAAAGACAGTGCCGCAAATACCTATCATAATTACTGGACGGGACATTTTTCGACTACTGACGGTACGTGGGATTTGGATAAATCAACTTTTGATGTAACGCCGTTACCGTATGATGACTATTTGAATATGGATTTATACGGTGAAAAGGAATATAATATTTTACTCGCGGGTGGGCCGGTACATAATATTGTAACAAACACAATACTTCCGGCGGAGGTTTATGATAATAACTTTTGGCTCATTGATGTTATTGAATATCTCGCTCAGCAGGTATTTGGTGTGACTGTTACGGTAACAAGTACATTTCTTAATAACGCAACTAATCCCGTTACGCTTGACATTAATAAATGGAGATACTTAACCCTTGCACAAAAGTCAGACATTAAACGACCCGATGCCACTAATCCTGCTACGGTAGGAAATCTTTCCTTTAAAGGTCTGATGGATATGTTAAAAATGTTTAATCTATTTTGGTCATTTGACGGTACGACTGTAAGGATTGAACATTATGATTACTGGCAAGGAACCGTAGGATTAGATTTAAGAACTCAGTCAATTTCAGCGAAGCAGAATAAATATTCTTATATTAAGAGGTCAATGCCAATGAATGAGAAGTTTTCATTTATGGAAGCCTCTGATACTAATTATACTGAACACATAATAAGTTATGATCCTGACTGCACGGACAAAGGTGCAACAAATGAATTTAAATTTAATATCACTACTGACCTCGATTATATTTATGATTGTGTTAATCTTGACAGTGGCGCAGGTGCAGATTTGATATCTGATGACGGGTGGGTTATACTCGCGAATTCTTTGAGTGGAGGTAATTATTATGTTTATTATGGCACAGCTTATAACAATGCAGTGGCAAGTAATAATTATGTTTGTTCATGGAGTTATCTTTTGAGAACACTGTTCATGCACGGACGCGTATTAATTTCAGGTGAAATTGACGGTTCGCCGATAGACTTTATAAGTGTTATCAAAACTAAAAAGCAGGATATTAAAGCGATTGTCTGTCATGAGGACGATTATTTTCCGGAAGATTATATCATGACAGAATTAGGTGAAACTTATTTCGGAGGCGAGAAGGGTTATGTTGATCAGGCGACACTTCACCCAGATGGTCACACGGAGTTTACTTTAGTTTACGGTGAGGACAAAAATACTACTCCAACACCTATTACAAAATACAAGGTTATAAATGTTGTTGTAGCTATTCCGAGACATATAACAACTATTCTTTCAGAGCCGAATACAGTTGATACTTATTTTTCAGTTTTATTTGATAGTGGAACCGGAGATGAGGAATGTTATGAGGTTCTTATTCCTGCCGGAACGATTTATCAGGATGAGGATACGGCAGGTGATCATACAGTCGTTTCAGGACTTTATACCGGCGATCCTTCGCTTAATGGATGGATGTTTTATTATAATGGAGGTACATGGACTGAAGTTGCTGACTGTGGTTCGCCACCAGCGCCTCCGGGATCACCACCCAATTCCCCTGTTTTAAGTGCAGCACAACAATCAGATATGTGGGAGTGCGTTATAGTAGGGAGTTGGAACGTGCCGCTTACAACAACTTATTTTGAGATTTGGCGTAGTATTGACGGAGGGACTTATGAATTAATTGATACGGTTCCTTCAACGTGGACGGATTATGATGACTGCGAGTCGCAAAATCATATTTATCGTCCCGCTACGTTCTGTTATAAAATTAAAGCTTGTAACGTTACGGGGTGTTCTGCTTTCTCGAATGAAGAATGTGTTGATGTAAATACAGCATGAGTATCTATAACTGTCATAAGCAGCAGCCTCAACCGTGGATGAGTTACATAGCAAAAAATATGATTTGCTATTCTAAAAAGTGCTGCCCGTCGCTGATCACGGATATTTATTCATTACTTCCGTTTCAGATTATTTCAAACGGTGATTTTCAATATGCGGAAATATCGCCACGAGATAAAAATACATGGACTGTAATTGACGTGCCTGTGATAACTGTTGTGACTGATGGGTTTTATATTCATTCCTACGATGGTTCGACACTTGACGAGATTTTAGATTGTGGTGCTTATGATTTTCGTGTTCAGGCCGGTGAGATGTGGTGGTTTGAACCTTTTAAAGTTGAGGATTTTGAATTTACAGAGAATGCCTATCATGTGCGCGATCTTTTGATGTTACCTTTTAAGTTCTCTGATCTTCAGTATGAAACTTCTCCTATAATTGCCCCATGCGACTCATTTTTACCTTTCATGTTTTCAACAGAAAATGCCACTTCAGGAACGATAACAATTAATCTTTATGATGTTACAAATGATTGTTATGTTACTGAATTGATAGATATCACAGTTACGGTAATGACCATTGCCGGACGGACTTATTATATACACGAAGGCGATTGTTTTTATCCTTTCCTTGAATGTGGAATTTATAAACTTGAAATAGTTGATGGAGGTAATTCTTATTTTTCAGTTCCTTTTAGTGCCGTATGTAACATAAATGATATTCCTGATGGTTATCGTGCCTTGCGAGATTTTAATGGGTGCGTGATGCGAGATGAGGATGGAGATATATTAACAGAACAATGCTATGAATAAATATCTGAAATTTGAATACTGGAATACTTGTGACTTGGGTAATATTTACTATCAGGGTGGCCAGCATTTTTGGTTCTATCTCAATGGTGATGTTCTCGAACCATTCCACGAAGATATCGAAGATGGTCAGGAGGATGGAGAAGGTGACTTCGTACCGACTTATCGCAGACAGATGAAGCGTTACAAGATAAGGACTGCTTTAGTGCCTGACTATCTCATTGACGCAATTCAGCGAATGAAACTGCACGATCATATTGAACTGACCTTTAAAACAGGTGAGGTTGAACAGATTTATAATTTAGATATCGAAGTCGAGTGGCAGTTTGAAAAGTATTGCTGGCAAGGTACTGTAACGATGACTTTTGACATGGATGAAAAAGTCGTTTTAGGGTCGTGTTGTGATAATCTCACCGTTGGGGATGTGATACCACCAGAACCGATACCTGATCTTTATTGGGTCGCTGATACAGGAAGTGATGAGAGCGGTGATGGCAGTTATCAAAATCCCTGGGCTACTCTTGGTTATGCGACTACTCAGGCAACAACTTCAGGAGATGTTATTCATGTTAAAGTAGGAACTATAACTGAAACAGTACAAAGTAGTGTTGCCGTTGGCGTAAGCATTATTGGCGCAGGAGATACATCAATCATAAAAGCAGGTGCAGCACTTAATCCAATGTTTATCTTTCATAGTGCAGTACAGGGTACGAATGGTAATCAAAGTATAAGTTATGTGAAGCTTGATGGAGATTTGATTGCTCAAAGATGTTTAACAGTAAAATGCCGAAGTAATGTTATTATGCACCATTGTACGGTTGTTGATTTTCTTGGTGATAATGCGAGTGTGATTGATTTTGATGGTAGGGCTTCGGGAAGTGCCGAACCGACTATTTATGCAACAGGCAATCAAATTTATGAATGTACATTTACGAATAATAGCGATGATTTTCCTTATGTGGCAGATGTTTATTATGCTTATTCAGCCCTTAGTATCGGCGGTCAAAATGGTATGCTTATACACGATAATATAATAGATAATGTAACTGGTGGACGTTATGGATATGGGATTAAAGGTATTGGAGGATATTTTAGAGGCTGTAAAATTTATGATAATATAATTTCTACTAATCTGAGGGATGAGACAGATGTTGAAAATTACAGTTTTGCAATAGAATTATGGGGTTTAGGCAAGGGAGGTAATGAAATATATGGCAATACTTGTAATGGTGCGATAGACTTAGCGGGCTATGGATGGAATGATGCATTTGGCTATGGATTTGCCTTAAAAGTATATGATAATACTATTATACTGACAAATCAAATCGTAAATAAGAACCATGAGAGTGGATTGTTATTCGAGTCAGGATTTAGTGGTGGAGTATACATCTATCATAATTTTGTAAAGAACTTTTCAACGGGACTTGTCATTAGTCTTACAGAAAACTCACTTGTACAGAATATTGATGGTTTTTATGTATATTATAATATCTTCACTGAGATAGCAAATAACGGAGCGACTATGACAGGGTATGGTATGCAGTATACTATGGTCAAAACAAGTGCATCATATACTCCTGCTGTTAATGACTTCAGAATATGGAATAATATCTTTTACCGGGCAGATGGTACTGTACAGGTATATGGAATAAACATGGTCGCAAAGGATAGTGTTACGGGAGTAGGTGCAGATTGGTCAAATATATCAGTAAATAATAATATTTGGTTTAATGTATATACGCCCTGTAAATGGGAAGATCAGACTATTGATTTTGTTGAAATAGATAAGAACATATCTCATAATGCTACTAATAATAATAGATTTGTCACTTGTACTGTAACAAATGATACCGTTGTTGCAATGCTGACGGGTGATCCATTATTTGCGAGTGCTGTTGATTATCATCTTCAGGCAGGTTCACCTGCTATTAATGCAGGAGTAGCATTAGGACAGGCATTTATTACAACTGACTATGCCGGTGATCCTATCGGGGCAGTACCAGAGATAGGATGCTATAAATATTAAATTTTATGTTTATATAAGGAATGTAAGTAAAAGATAATTTTGGATAAATATTTAAACGATAAATGATAATTAATTTAACTATCTGGAAATGAGCATTTTAACGCTTCCGACGTGTCCCGACGACTGCACCGGATTACCGCTTGTGGATTTCGATGTTTGCGCCCCGGAGATACATTATGGAGAGGTATCAAAGATTTACATCGCGGCTGCTGATGCTGCTGCTTTCACTAACATTGAACTACTGGCTGAATGGACTGTGCGGCTTTCGGAAACTTCGGTTGATCCTGATGCCATACGTCCATTGACGGTTCTCGGAGACTTGCCGGTAGCTGAACAATCCGAATTAACAATCTCAGGTGACAGGACTGTTGTGGGCTACAAACAGTTTGTTCTTACTTTTGAGGTTGATGAAACTAATTCGGTAAACTATAATTTCATGCTTACAGCCGAATGTAACCTTTCATTCCTTATCTGGTTCGAGACTTCAGACGGAGTGATGTACGGTGGCAACGAAGGAATTCTGGCAACCGTAAGACTGAGCCTGATGATACCGCGCGAACGTACTGACATTACAAAGTTCATGGGTACTGCAAAATGGAAGTCAGTTTTCTCACCCTTGAGATCACATTCACCCTTTTAATCTATAAGACAATGGCAGATACTTTATTAAGTAGCGTTTGCGGATATCCGTTCCCGGTCGAGTTCGTGCAATTACTTGCATCGACACTGATGAAAAATGCAGCCGGTGATATACTCGGATTTAACTACACGATTACAAGTACAGATGCTTGCGATTGTGAACCGGTAATTGACTGTGATAATAACAGCATACCTCCTGAGAACCTTCTTGTTCTTGGCTTTGGGTTGGACGCTTGTGGACACTTGGCTCTCAAGTTCGTCAACTGCGATGGCACTGATACACGTCAAGCTCAATAATCATGTCCTGCGATCCTGGTTATATCGGAGCGCTTAAAGATGTCTTAGGTAATTATCTGGGCTTCTTTATTAACGGCACGGATGAGGATGTCGGAGTAGTTGATATGACTACCGAGGCCGGTGATTATGTCGCCGATACGCTTAATCCTGATAAAACGTTTCGGGTACTGATTGAGGCCGTTGGAACGCTTGAAGTACAACTCGCCGATGAGACTGATTTTACAGTCACGTTGGTTCAGACAACTAAATACTTGGGAGACTGGCTGCCGATGAACATTATAAAAGTATATAAGACCGGATCAACCGCCACGTTCTCAGTAGGTTATTAAATTATAAACTATGGCAGGTGACGGACTATAAAATATTATCCGCACTTGCCATTTTTATTTAAGGATATGATTTGGAATTCAAAATATGCTACTGACCCGTTTCAGCTCGTACAAAATGACGATGTTGATATTTCATTGAATATTCAGAAATATAACCAGATAACAAAACTTTGGGAGAATTATGATCTTTCAGGTAAGGATTTGCGTATGGTTATTGTTAATAAACATGGAACAATCATTGCTGATTGGTCAACGGCAACAGGAGAATTAACAAATGTCTTATCAGTTCTTTATATAAATACTTCAGCAGTTGAAGCGATTTCTTGTTGTGGTTCATTTGATGGACAGCTTGTTGAATTATTGCCACAATTAACATTATGGAGGGGAGTGGTAAACATTGAAGGTTCTCTGATATGAGATTTCGTTTTGAAAATAATGATGAGACTGGGTTTCAGTTTGAACAGACGGATGTTAAGGAGTTTCATTATGAACAACCTATCATATCTCAGTTTCATGTGGTTCATTTAGCAGTTTGGTATGAATGGTTATTGTCTATAATGGACTTTCTTTGGATAGGTAATATTGATGGCAATAAACTTTTAAGCATTCTTGATTGGAGATATATAACAATAGTAGGAAAGGATTTTACTGGTTCATTTATTCCGGCAACTTCTACTGCGACATTTACTTTGCCAAATGATGCTGATTACGTTGCTGATGACTTAGATAACTTCTGGTTCATGGGAGGCGTATCAAATGTCAAGACCGCACAGTTATTGGCAGACCCAATGCTTTCAAGAACTGTGATTCTTTACAATAATGACATACCATTTGATATTTATGCCATTGGACTTCTTAAAGGTACGACAGTTTTAACTGATGCTCAGAGAGAACAGTTAGGACATGACTTTCAGTTATGGTTATTTTATAGTGAGATAATTTAAAAGATAAAGATATGCCCGGAATATTAATAGGAAATTGCGTAATAAAACATAATGGTGTAATCTCACCAAAACCTGTTCCTATATCTGCCGAAATAACAAGTGCAGATCTTACTAAAGTTGTTATAACATTTGATCAGGCTCTTAATGTAGCGAGTGTGCCAGCGACAACAGCGTTCACTCTTACAGGTAAAACTATATCTAGTGTTGTCGTAGTAGGATCAACAGTTGTATTAACAGTTACGGTTGCTTATGTTTATGGTAATTCAGGTGTTGTAGTTGATTACATCAAACCTATATTAAATCCAATAACAGCAGACATTGGTGGCGGTAAGGCCGATTCATTTACTGGTTTGGCTGTTGTTATATATCCAGAGACAGAGATAATTAATTATGTAACAGGCTTAGTGACACCATTAAGTGATAGTCAAACTGTGCTTTTAAATACATTCGTGAAAGACCTAAAGTCTGGATTATCAATTACCGATCTTGACGATACTTTTGATGTGATGTATATTTTGGCAGGGGAAACGTCAGAGAGTTCGTTAAAAAATCTTGTTAAAAATGCTAATCATGCTACTGTTGTAAATATCCCAACTTTTACTGCATTAGAGGGATTTGTTGGTGGTGCAACTAAGTATATAAATAGTAATTATTTAGCCATAACCGATGCCGTCAATCAAGCACAAAACAACGTGTCAATGGGGGTTTATTCCAGAACTAATGTATCAGAGGCAGGGGTTGAGTGCGGACATATAACAAACGATGGAACATCACATGGAATCTATTTAATTTATACTTATAGTGGCACGCAATACAAGTCGTTTAACTCAAATGAAGGCGCAAGTGGAAGTAATTTTACTCCGACAACCGGGATGTTAATAGGTAGTAGGGCAAGCGCTATAAATGAAAAGTATTATCATAATGGCACACCAATAGATGACTTAGCGATAAATAGTGTTGCTCGCATAGACGCAAATATACATATTTTGGCTGCAAATAATATTCTCGGTGGAAATCCTGCCTATTCTGCCTCAAGCAAGCAAATATCATTTTATTTTATTGGGAAATCATTATCTGCCGCAGAAGTGATTGTTGTTACTAATGTTTTTGAGGCATATATGGACGCAAACGGGAAAGGAGTAATATGAAAAGTTTTACGGCAATTAATATTGGTGATACAGGTGCAGAGTTAGTTACCGCTTTGAAGGATAATTATACGATCATTTCAAACAATCACTTAGGAGAGTATAACATAATTGATTACGGTGCTGTGTCCAATGATGGAACGACAGCAAATGAGGTAGCAATACAATCGGCTATTACAGCGGCATTAGCGCATTATGGTATTTATGGTTATTATGGTAAGGTCATTATACCTCCGGGTAAATATTACATTACATCTCATATAGAATTAAAGTCAAACATAAGTATAGAAATAGCAAAAAATGCAATTTTTCATTTTCCTGACAATTATGCCGATAGTATATGGTATGCACCAGCAGGAACATCATTAGTCTATTGTTATGTAAACGGAGGAGTATATGGTGGACTCACTAATAATAATTCATGGAGATTGGTTGATCTAAATGCCAGTAATGGATTAACGTCTTATGTTATGTTTTGTGGGTTCTATAATATGAGGGCAATAAATTGCGATATTGGAATCAAATCATTAATTACAAATGATGGTTGGATAACTGGAATTCAATATTCAAATATCTTAATATCCAATCCGAAGATAGGTGTGAAGTGTGAACAACCCAATTTGTCCACAAATGTGATGGCTGATTGTCTGTTTGAAAAATTTGACATACAATGTGGTCCGGCTACAACTAATGGTTTTGTTTTTGATGGTAATTCATGTGTATTTTCAAACATCTTTATCTATGATGTAGTTGGTAATGCAATTACATTGTCCAACAAAACAAGTAAAAATTCATTTATAGGCGGTGCAATAGGTCCATTACTAAACAACATCATTGATGACGGATATTATAACAAAATACTCTCTAATGACGATACGAGAATATCAAGTTCTGCAACGAGAATACCGCTAATAGATGCTGGCGTGGGGATCTCGGAAAATCAACTTAATGGTCTGATATTACTTGAATTAACAGTAGATATAGATATAATTGCAGATCCGCAAATAGGTAAAGGCATAGATGGTCAAGTAATTGTAATTGCAAATGGGGTTAACACTGGTAAATTAACTCTTGACAATGGTGATGGACTTATGTTAAGTTCTCAATGTGTGCTTGATGCTGGAGATACGATTATGTTGCAATATTCGCAAACAAGTGATAAATGGTATGAGATAGCAAGATCAAATAATTAGTATCATCTATGACGCTGACGGGAATATTGATTTTACACGGTACGGATAAGAGTGCGACAGACCTTGCTATGATTGCGGCATTCGGTTCGGCTTTTCTTATTGGACTGGCAAAAGAAATTTCAGATTGCAAGACAACAGGTTTTGATGTTGGTGATTTAGCAATAACATGGATGGGCTGTGTTGTGCCAATAGTTATTTGGGGAGTAATACAGAATTTTGTATAATAATTTAAACTATACTAAAATGAGAGAACAAAAATTGATGATGTGCCCAGTGGATGAACCTCCACCTCCTCCGCCTCCTCCAAAACCCGAAAAGCCCAAAAAGCCTGAAGATGAAGAGGAATGAAAAAACGGGATAAGATAGAAGTCATTGTGATAGCATTGTGCGGAATCTTTGCCGTCACAATGGCTTTATATCATATCCTGGGGACGGACTTTTTGCGCCGTGTCTGGATCTTCACTGATAACGGGTTGCCGCTTGTCATGTCTCTGTTCATATCTTATGTTACTGTCGGATTTCTTAAGATATTTTTCCGGTGGGTGTTGCCACCATATTTTATTACAAAATTAATATATCATTTCAGTTGTGTTACCGGATTTTATATTATGTCACCTCAATTATGGGAACTCTTATGGAGTATTATTGCTGTTGACGTTCTGGTAACGGGGTTGATATTTTGTATTATAAAATATATCAGAAATGGATAAAAAAAGAAATTCGCTCCGTAGTCTTTATTTTGACATCTCCTGTGAGACAGCCGAGATAATGAAGAACATTTCGAGTTCCTTCATAAAATCAACTGAGAGTAATACTAAACGCATTAGTAGGGTAGAAAAATGGATGTTATGTATTACCGTTGTTGTAATACTGACAATCATTGTTATAATTATTCATTGTACGTGATGCAGAAGTGTGTAAAAGAAAATGACATCAATAGTATTATTGATGAAATTCGCGGCAAGGGTGAAAATCTTGGCATTAAAGGCGATCTGATATTAGTGAAGGATAGTATCAATGACATAAAATTGATAATGAAAGACCTTACTGTTAATGTTTCGGCTTTAGTAAAGTTTCAGGTATCAATGGAGGCAATTGACAAACGTAGAATGAATAACCGTGAAAAACTTGCGCTGTGGATTTCGGGAATAGTCTGTTTTACGGGTCTGGCCGGGTATGTAATTGATAAGTTAATAAGTTGAAATATGTGCTTCAAAAAACAAATGACACCTATCATACCGATGGAATACGCTGAACGTAGACTAATAAGTGCGGCGATCAATGATTATCCGGGAAGTGTAAATGATCTTCGGGGATGTTTAAATGATAGTCGTCAGGCAAAAGATATTTGTTTAACACACTGGCCTGATTTTGATGTAAGAAGATTACTTGATCAGGAAGCTACATTAGCAGCATTTAAATCAATGGTATCCGGTGCAATTGCATCATTGAAACCTGGTGCAACTGTATGTGTTATTTCTGATAGTTGTTTTTCGGCAACAAATACAAGACTAATAGATGCACGTGGTGTAGAATTAGGTCATCTTAATAAAAACAGATTTTATGCAACTCCGGGTGAACCAACAAGATTAATTTCAAGACCATTCTTCCCGCGTTCAGATATTAAATGGATTGCCATAAGTGCTTGTGGTGAAACCCAAACAGCCGCAGATGCCTACATCAATGACAGTTATCACGGTGCGTTTTCGTGGTTTGCATTTCGTTTATTAAAATCTGGAATAACCTATCGTCATTGGTTTACTTTAATTCGTCAATATCTTCCGAGTACAGAGTTTGATCAGATGCCTACAATTGAAGGGCCGGATTATCTTCTCGATAGTCTCGTTTGCAGTGGTAATACTCTGTTTATTCATAACTCAACACACGGAACTACACTTACAGGAATTGCCGAAGAAGATATAGATGAAGCAATTTGTTTCTGGGATCGGAATTTGCGAGATAACGAATATTTTGAATTGTTAAATAAAATTGCATAAATTTGCATTAACTAAATCATAAATTATGAAAAGAAAAGTAACATCAAAAGATTGGAAAACCACATGGCTACAAACGACACTTAGTATAGTGGCCTTGGCCTTCACTGTACTTGTTGGATTTGGGGTTATTACTCCTGAACAATCAGCCGAAGCACAGCCGCTAATTGGAACTACGCTCGGAGCAATTTCAACTATCATTGCCGGTATTACCGCTTTGATTGGTATATTTGCCAAACAGGACGATACTGTATAATGTTTGCCCTGCTTTCACGAAGTTACGGCGAGAAGCAAACGACGGGATGTTTGTCAATTTATGATGAGGATACTATGGTGGCTCAGGTGAAAACGCTTGAGCTGCCATACCTTGAAAATCATAAAAACATCTCATGTATACCGCCGGGTGAATATAAATGTGAACGCATAACTTCGGTAAAATTCGGCCTTTGCTTTCTCGTTAATGATGTACCTCAAAGAAGTAATATCCTTTTCCATGCGGGCAATTATGCTTCTGAAAAAATGATATTTGAAAAGGCGATTATGCGAGACTTAAAGAAAATTGACACTTTAGGTTGTATCTTACCCGGACTGCGGTTTGTCGATTTAAATGGTGACGGAAATATAGACGTGCAGGATTCTACTCTTGCACTCGGAATGATGCTTCATATTTTGCCCTCCAAATTTACACTTATAATAAGATGAAAAAACTATCTATTCTTTTCGTTTTGGTATTGATGCTGAGCGGTTGTGTCTGCACAATAGGTCAAGTACCCCCTCCGCAGTTTATTAATGTCGATCAGACGTGCGGAGCAGCAGTACCTAATTATCTCCCAATGTTCAAATATTCGGATAATTGCGGAATTGATACGGTTGAGCAAACTCCAACGGCAGGAACTTGGTTAATATTAAAAGATAATCCGGTTACTACAATATTGATAAGGGCAAAAGATTACGGTAAAAATGTTACTGATGTGATGTTTACCCTTACGCTTATTGATCCAATTCCACCTACTATTGAATTACTGGATAGCACACTAATAACCGATAACCTAACTAAGATTAATAATGTTTATGATATGGCTGATCGGATGCTTGCCTATGAGGAACTGTGGTTTGATAGTGCTTTTGATTATGATGCCGTTGGGATACCTGATAGTATTCAACCATTGCAGCAATACTTCAATAAGATATTGGTGACTTGGACAACTCCGTATCATGCCTTTACTGGCACGGGCGGACGCTGGCATACTTTCATTAATGAGAGTGATACGCTTTTAATTGTGCCGAAATCGGATAACTGGATAGGACTACTGAAATGAAAAAACTGATCTTTTTACTTTTGCTGTTTTTGCCACTTGCGGCTTCATCTCAGGGGCTTCACAAGTTACTCAATCCTGTTACTGTCTCAGACCTCAAAACTAATGTGAAGGGGCTGAATAGTGCCTGGTTTCTTAAATTAGACGCCACGCTTACCGGAACGGCAACAAGATTAAACTTTGATGAATTTGATAAGTTCACCGGAATTCAGACAGATTTTCTTTCTCGTGCAGGTTTCGCTGTGAGTTTTGCACACTTCGTTGAAAAAAACGGTGAGGCAATTAATAATTATTCTATTAATGGCATGGTTCTGACTGCAACAAGTGGATATGCTAATATGGCTTTGGCCGTAACTGTCTCTGCATTTAACTTTGATGTGGGTTTTGGTTATGACATTATTAAGGATAGTTCATTTAAAGAAAACATTTTCTTTGTAACGGCTCTGCACGTGATTTTTAATTGATATATTTGTATCGCATCTTTTTTCTTTCTGATCTTTTTTCATGTTTTCATCTTCGAGGGGCTAAACACTCCTCTCTTTTTATAGTCATTTTATAGACTGATACTATTTTATCTAAATTGGGCAAAATAATATAATATAAAAAAGCTAAGCATGATAAAAGTCAGTTTTTTTGTGATTTTGTCACTGTATCTTTGTTGTATAAGTTCTTTGAATGTTTAACTAAAAACGAAAAACGATGATTGAATTTATCTATAATGACGGAGGACGTTCATCTTCGGGTTTTAAAGGAACCACTGGCGATTGTGTAACAAGGGCAATAGCAATAGTAACACAAAAACCATACAAAGAAGTCTATGATGCCTTATGGAAGGGAATTGATGAGTTCTCTCAGGGCAGAAGTAGGGCTGCAAAAAGGGCAGCAAGAGGCGGAGGAAAACGCGGAACTACACCGAGGAATGGAGTTGATAAAAAAGTATTTCATAAATACTTATTGTCTCTCGGTATGAGATGGGTTCCGACGATGTTTATAGGACAAGGATGCAAGATTCATTTAAGGGCGGACGAATTACCATCAGGCAGATTAATAGTTTCTGTATCAAAACATTTAACTGCTGTTATTGATGGGGTAGTAAATGATATTTATAATCCTGCACGTGAAGTTCACTGTACAGAATATATAAATGGCGAATTGTCTCATCATATTGAAGAACGTTGTGTTTACGGATATTATATAAAATAGAAAGGCATGAAAAAATTAACTATTCTTATTGCGATATTGATTTTATTCTCTTGTGAGAAGCCAAGAGAAGAACCGGTAATTGACCCGAATAAAGGTACTGTGACCTTCTGGACAACAGAAGATAGTGGAATTAATTCCTGGCATCGCGGTTGGCTCTTATGGGTTGACGGAACAGAAATAGGGGTTATTGCAAAACCTTCTGATAAAATACCCGTTTGTGGTGATATGTTTTTTACAAAGTTGTTTCTCATTAAGGGGCGACACTATTATCACATGACTTTATCAATACCTATTCAACCGCCACCGAATTACTTTGTCAGTACAACTTATTATTTTGATGTTACCGCGCGCGGATGTACTGTTGTACGTTGCACACAATAAAATAAATATTAAGTTCTTTGAAAGTTTGAATTATTTTTCTTATCTTTGTAATGGTTAAACGAAGTGCATACAATATGAACTCATTAAAAATCTCGGATATGGCCATTACTATCGAAAGGCAGTGATGCGGTTTCTGTATGCAGCCGTTAACCGGCCTAAGTCCGAGTATTTTTACAATGAACGATCTATTAAATTTAATTAATGAAGAATTTTTGTCTTACGCACAGGGATATATTCCAGGATCAAAGGCGGCAGACAGAATTGAAAGATTAAGATTAGTTTTTCTGGCTTATATTGCTTCAATGGAAAATAGTATAAAGGCGTTTTATCTATCCGAGGGCTATGAGGTTAGAACATATAAGAGGGAACACGAACATTATGTCTGCAAGTTGGTAATATTTAAATCGGGTAATTATATGATTGAAATATTACACAAACAGCAACATCATGTAAAGGATCACATCATACCCAAACTTTTAAATTTTGAATTTGGGTATGTGTACTTTGTAAAATCAGAGTTTGGATATAAGATAGGCAAATCGAAGGAATTAAACAAAAGGATACGTGCCTTTGCGGTAGAATTACCTTTTAAAACTGAATGTAAATATTATTTTAGAACTCATAATATGAGGACTGATGAAAACATGACACATGATTATTTTGCTGAACATAGGTTAAATGGAGAGTGGTTTAACATAACCGATAGCCAAATAAGTGAATACTGCAAAGGACGTGGAATAAAGTTATCGGGATATGTAAAAGATCATATTAAACCGATAGTAATGTAATTCAAACTCTAAAAATATACTTGCAGGGATAAGATGAACTATAAAATAGAATAAGATGAAAGAACAAATACTTGCAATATTAAAAGGCGGAATTAATCCAGTTGGTGATTTATCTAAAGTTCATATTTACAATAATACTTTTGAAGATATGCGAACTGATGAAATGAAGGCAACAGAGATTGAGGCTCATATAAAGGAATTTATTGAATGGAAAGATTTGTTCACTAAATTTGATCTTGAAAATATGATATATACGGTAATGATTGAAACTCATATAATTGAAGAAATGACACTCGATGGAGTTTATAATTATTGGCTTAATAACGTAAAGAAATGAAAAACTCAACCAAAGGATCAGGCTGGATGGCATTTGCCGTTCTTGTTTTTGCTGCGATTGTTGCAACTCTGATGTATTACAGAGAAGAAATTTTAATGTTTTTCAGAAACTAAAGCCATGAGAAAAATCCGAATTATTAACACTAATGACGAAATGGACTTTTTAAACGGTCTGGTCGGTTATGCCTCAGTCAATAATGCAGGTCTGTTTACGGTGTACTTTTTAAAAGGTGTAGCACCCTACGGAATGCAAAAGACACTCCTGCTTCATCCTGACGTTGAAGACCTCGGATGTGCCACCGTAAGGCCTATCACGGAGATAATTTACCGAGAGATGCCGGATGAGTTTCACGGTGTTGACTTGTTTCGCAGGGTTGCCTCGGCACTTGAAAGAGATGACATTTACGCTGATACAGTTTTTCGTCGTATGCGAGAACTTAAAGAGCGTGGAGTTATTAACTTTGAATGTTTGAATGACAGCAAATCAATATACAAAAAACTATAACTATGAAACTAAAAGACATGATTAAGTATTATGATGTTTCTCTTGTAGGTAATATGAAAGAAATAACCGGAGAACAGTTTGATATAATACAGAGGGCAGCTCATCGTATCCATGAAGATACAGGATTAGAGGTTTTAGTTACTAATTTTTATTCAAATTGGCATCAGAGGACTGAAATACCCGTTTACCGATGTGGCAAATTAATAGGTTATGAAATACACAAAGATGGTCAGATTATTGCTTTGCGTGGTCCAGATGAACCTAATAATGAGATACACTAACTACATAATTAATGGCCGTCCGCTGCAACCGGAAACCCTCATCAGCGAGGGCAGGTTCAGGGTTCTGTCTATTGTTGTTGTTATGATCCCTTCACTGGTGGGCGTGTT